CCGCCGTTTGATGACAGGACGCCGGGGACGTTTTCCCATACCAGCCAGCGGGGAGCGTAGCGCTCAGCAATGGCAAGATAGGTGAGCATGAGGTTGCCACGCGGATCAGCCAGTCCCTTTCGTAGTCCGGCGACGCTGAAGCTTTGGCAGGGAGTTCCTCCGACGAGAAGATCGAGAGTTGCATCGGGCCATTCCTTGAATTTTGTCATGTCGCCCCGGTTCGGGACGGTCGGGTAATGGTGGGCCAGCACCGCGGACGGGAAGGGCTCGATCTCGCTAAGGAATTCGGCGCGCCAGCCGAGCGGATGCCACGCACAACTCGCCGCTTCGATGCCACTGCAAACAGACCCGTATCTCAAGCGACCTCCAATTCTTGTTGTTCAACCAATCCCATTTTTCGAGCGCGCACCGGCTGCCACTCAACATAGGCGGCGTTCCACATATCCCGCTTTTGCTCCCGGATGAAGCGCTTACCCTGGTCATATTCCGCATGGCACGCGTAACAGGCCGGAAGCGTCAGAAAATTTGGAACCTTCATGCCCATTCCCTTGCCCTCGTTGCGATGCGCCGGCACGCATGTCGTCCAGTCGCCATTGCAGACGCCCGGAATCCGAAGAAAACACGGCTCGTCTTTGCAAGCCGCCAGATACTTCGATCCTTCCGCCACGGTCGCCCGCTTCGGCTTACTCTTGAGCCGCTTCTTAGCCTCCTGGTTGCGCTCGAATGTTTGGCGGTCGGGAAGGGCGAAGGGCTGGGGCTCTTTGCGTTTGAAGGCGGTTCGGGCCATTGGCTTTTTGCGGGTGAGGGTCATTTGGCGAACCACCCAAATAGCGCAGCAAAGAACGGCACAGCACATGCGATCATGGTCGCAGCGCCGCGAGTCCTTCCGGCAATGTAATAAGGCCAAAGAAAGCCGAACACGCCTAAGTAGCCCAGTCCCAGGATCATTTCTTTCATTCGAACGTCACTCCCAAAGTTCCAGCCGCATAGGCCTGCACGGCATCCAGGTACTCGCTAAACTCCCCCACGCTCATCTGCGTCGTCGATTTCCGGCGCGTGATAATCTCGCCATCGGGCAGCGTCAGTTCATCCATGACGCCATAGCGCCTCGCGAAAAACTCATGCCACGTGTCCTTGTCGTACTGGCGACCCTCGACCCAACCCGTCTCGGCGATCTGCTTCAGCACGGCGCCCCAATAAAACCTATTCTGGGCAGCGTTCCGTTGCTTCTCCTCGGCGGTCACGATCAGGCGAAGCGGCTCCCCCTTGTCGGCAAAGACCGGTGCGTTGGCCTTGATGAAGGCGACGACTGCATTCCAGACGCCGCCGTTCTTTAGGGTGAACTCGCGGTACAGGGCGGTGGTCATGCCTCCACCCCCATTTCCCGCAGCCAATTTTTCGCCCTCAATGCAAACTCCCTAGCGGCTTCTTCGCGCCCAACCTGCCGAGCTTCGTTCAGAAGTTGGGCCACTGCGTGATACTGCGTAAATTCGGCAAACAGAACATCGCGCTTGATCGTGCCGACTTCGAATGTAGCGATGCCGCTGCTGTCGGTTTCGTTGCCTTTGAATTCGGATTTGAATGTCACGCTGCCTCCGCATTCAACTCTGCCCGCAGCGCATCAAACACCTTCAGATGCAGCGCGCAGACGTCGCCATCGTTGACCAGTTCACGCATGGTGTCGTAGTGGGTGGCCAGCGCGCCTTCGCTGCGGTGCGTCGGGATGGACGAGCCAGAGTGATCGGGGCGGGTGATGTGCCAGGCGATTCCACTCATTGCTTGCACCGAGGCGTATTCGTTGGGGAAGCGGCAATCGTCGACGACGACCCGGCCACCGTGCCACAGAACACCGGCAACTTGGTCGCGCCAGAGACCGGCCCAGAAGTCGTCGCCAATCAAGTCGCGACCCCATTCCGTGCCCAAGGTGACCATCGCGTGACGAGGCGTCTTGCCGCACAGCATGCCGCTCGGCTGCTCTTTCTTCGCGCCTTCGATCTCGTCATCCGTCAGGCCGATGGCGCGCAGCATGGTCTTCAGCGGACCGGCGAACTTCACAACCTGATACCCGTGCACCTTGACAAGATATTCGGCCACCGTCGATTTTCCGGCGCCTGCGTTGCCCACCAGGGCTATGATTTTCGGGAGGTCTCTCATGCTGTCTCCTTCGGCACTTCGGGAACCTCCATGAAGTACATAGGATCCAGACATGCATTAGTAAATGGATGATCAATCCACGACCTCCAATGCAATCCGGTCCAGTACATTTCCATCCAGCCGTTCGGACTTTCGGCAGCGTCTACGTATGCCAGGATGCGTTTGCCTTTGATGCGCTCAGCTTCCGAGATAGGTTTGATATTCAGTGGATTGTTCGTTTTCATGCCTGCTCCTTGTCGAGTCCGAGATATGTGCGCCAGTAGACTTTTCCCTCTGGCGTCTTAAAGCCCCAGCTATTCGATTTCTTGCCCATCACGAAGATAGACTTGGCAATCGTCGCTTCGGGCAGAATCAAGCGGTGGAATGCGCCGGCATGTCGAAGCACGACCGCACCGGGTCCACGCCAATAGACATTGAAGCGGGCCGCCATTTGCCGCCACTCGCGCCCTTGCGTGGCGATGCATCCACTTTCCACTGTGTCGAGCAATTCGAGGTACACGGTGCTATTGGCGTACTTCCAATCTGGCTCGCAAACCTCCCAATACCCGCCCTCCAGCACGACCGACAGCGACCACGACGGATGGTCATGCAGATGGCGGTCGGAGTCGCTGCGCAGGATCGTGTGGGCGCGGATTGCGATACGGCGGCACAGCCAGCGGTAGAGCGCCGACGACCGGGGCACCTCGTCGTCTGGCAGGTTCTTCCACGCCGGGTTATCGCCATTACGATCGGGGCTGCGGTAGCCGAGAATCCAATCACGAAGCATGTAGCCCGGCAAGTCATAGTAGGGCGTATGTTCGGCGCGGCGATGAAGCCACAGCAGAGGTTTAACGAGCAACTTCATTTACGGTCTCCTTCTCTTCCTTCGTAGTAGTGTGGGCGAGAGCGCGACGCTGGGCGTCCTGCAAGATGCGGGCGAATTTGTCGACGGAGCAGAACACGCCATTCGATGCCATGATGTCGACCATTTCGCGGTGCGACATGCCGGTAACGAGCTGGGTGGGGGTGGGTAGGGTAGTCATGCCAACTCCTTTGCCAAATTGGTCGAGTACTTGAAGATCATCGAGCGCAGCTTGCGAGCCTGCTTAACGCTCTCTGCGGCTGCCATGCGTCGGTCGTAGTGAGATTCATCGATCTCCTGTTCCGGCTCACCGTGCGGCTCACCGATATAGGACTCGCCAGTCTCATCGGAGTATTCCCTCAACGCCTTGTTATGGCGTGCCTTAGCGTCGATCCAGACCTTGCGGGCCTTCTGCACTTCAATAGCTTGGATGCCGATGGACGCCAGTGCGGACACGTTCTCCAACGCCGTTTGCCGTTTGGTTTTGCGCTTCGTCACTTTCCACCCCCTTGTTCTATCTCGCGATCGCTCATGCCGCACACTCCATCTCGTCTGCAAATTCGTCGTGTTTCGAGTCGGTCAGGTGTATGTAGACGCGACCAGGTTCTCCCTTGGGTGCTTCGATCAGGCCGGCTGCGGCGGCGAAGGGGTTAAAGCCGCCACGCTTCAGGCGCTTTCGATCTCGATAGCCTTTCCAATACTCTTGCAGCGTCTTTGCTGCTGGTTTCGGGGCATCGGGTCCAGTCCCAAGCGCAAACTTCATGACGGAATGCCACGCATCGACGCGCCCCCAAGACGCGACATAGAATTCCTTGCCACGATTCTCAGAAATGACTCCCTGAATACTTTTCCGGTCCATTCCCGACTTGGCCGCGATTTCCTTCATCGACATATGGACGCCGCCCGCAAGAATGGCTTTGACGGACCGCAGAACATACGATCGAGTGCCCTTCTCAGCAGGCGTTTTCTTGCCCAGTCCGAGTCGTGCGGCCCGGATCTTCGCGGCCTCATACGAACGTCGCTCGAGTCGATGCATTCCGACTTTGATGCAACGTGGCGTCGTCCAGATTTCGCGAAGTATCGCGTCCTCTTCCGGGGTCCATGACCGATAGTCTGCGTGGTCAAGCTTCAGGCGCTTGGCGTGAGCCTTGATGCCTTCGTAGGTGCGCCCATCGAACCGCGACACGCTGCGAGCGATGTTGTGGCCGTTTTCGAAGACATCCCTGAGAATGACTTCTTCGGCATGAGTCCATGCTTTGCCGCCCATTACGCTGCCTCCTTCCGGTAAAAGTGCCGCTGCACCACATCGCTCGCTGCGGTCAACTCGCCCAGCGTGCTCATCGCCAATTGATCGCGCCAAATTTCTACGGCACGCCGCACCGCTTCCAGTGCGAGGCCATCAAACGCCATCTTTCCGGTCTTAAGGAAGCGCTTCTTCATGCGCTCCATTCCTTGTTGTGCCACCAGCAGATACGGCTTCGCCTCTTCACCGTTTCCAGCCTCCGTTGCGAAAATCCACGACTGATTGATAGCCTTGGCGATTACGTCCCAGTGATCCCCGGTCCCGAATCCTTTCGCGATGCAATCTATTGCGGCCAAAACAGCGATTTCGAGTCGGCCGATTTCCGCATCCGTCATCGGCTCCCTGGCGATCTTCGCTACCGTCAGCCGGGTAATCGCTGCTAGGCGATGAATAGGGGACTTGTTGCGGTCGTAGTGCGGTTTGTGTTGCTTTTGGCTCTTGCTCATGTTGTTTCCTCCCTCAGAACTCTTCGACGGCCCAGCCACCGCCAGACTTCTTTGTCTTAGCAGTCACGGCGATAAATCGAAACGGGTACTGGTCGGCGGCGATTTTGATCTTTGCGCGAGCGTCATCAACCCAGTACCCTTTCACTTCGTGGCACTCCATCGCACCGTCAGCCAGCATCACAGCGAAGTCCGGCGTGTAGAACGTGTTGTCAGCGAGGCGCAACTTGACACCTTCGAAGCGATACCAGGCAATCTCGCCGGCATGCTTGCGAGCGGCGAGGGCGGCGTCGTATGCCGACTCGGTCTTGTTCATCACGCCGGCCTTGAGTCGGCCGAGCGCCTGCATCCGCTTAGTACTGCTACCCGCTGTGTTTGCTATCTGTTCCATTCCCCACCCCCATTACTTCCGTTCAGTCCAAAGCTTTGTCAGCCCATCTTTAACCTGCTTTGCTTCCTCAGCGCTGACCATCTCGAGATTCGCTATGTAAGCCCGTCGATCAGCTAGCGGCCACTCGGAGATTTCTTCGAGCACGTCGCGCAGTTGGTCGGGTGTCACCGCAAATCCTCACGTACAGGGTTATCCACAAGTTTTTCGAGCACTTTCATAAACTCGCCATCGACCTCAATCCCTTGTTCCCGGATCCGATAGAGCAGGTCATAGGCAGCGCGTCGGACTGATTCGATTTGTTCTGGCGTGGGCCTCATGCTTGCCTCGCAGCGTTCTGCATTGCCTGAAGCGTTTCCATGGCCCGGAAAATCTGCGGCGTTGAACCGGGCGGAAGCGTCCACACGGTATGCGGTAGCATGGCGGAATCCATGACCATTACCGCTTCGCCACGCTCAGCCATCCGGCGCAGCGCTTGGACGGTGGTGTCGTTGCTCGATCCAAGCGCTTCCGCGATCTGCCATACGGTCGCGCCGTGCGGCTGGTCCGCGAAGAACTCGATGATCCGGGGCTTGAGTTGGCGGCTCATGCTGCTTTCCTCGCGCCTCTAAACGAATCCCAGTCGAACGCCACCCAGATTCCGCCTTCGCGCAAACGGTCGAAGCTCCGCTCGCCCAGAAATTCCTTCATGCCTGCCTTGCCAAGATTCGTCAGCAGGATCGTCGGCATCAAATCGCGGTATCGGCGATTCAAGACGTCGAACAGAATCACCTGCTCGCCATCGGTGCCGTACTGGACGCCGATCTCGTCAATCACGAGCAGACCGACCGTGCTCAACTCATTCAGCACGTTGACCTCGGACATTTCCGAGTCGCGGCGCCATGTGTCGCGCACCATGCGGATCAAGTCCAAGGCGTTGATGTAAAGCACCGTGCTCGACTTCATGACGAGCATCGCTGCCGCCAGCGCAAGATGGCTTTTCCCTGTGCCGGGCTTGCCGGAAAAGATGACCGTCGTGCCGCGCTCGGCATGGCTGGCGAATTCGGTTGCGAACTCAATCGCCACCGACAGGGCCTGCCGCTTCGGCTCGGTGTCTGCAACGAAGTTTTCGAACGTGCGATCCCGGAAGCGCTGCGGGATTCCCGACATGCTCAGGCGTTGCTCCATGCGTCGCTGGCGATCGGTCTCCGCTTCTTCGACTCGGCGCTTTTCTTCGGCGATACGGTGCTGCTCTGCGCAGGTCGGGCAGCCGGACCAGAAGACCTTGTTCCGCAGGATCGGCATGTCCGTGCCGACAGACTCATAGGCGCCGTGCTGTTCGCACATGGCGGATTTCGTATGCTTTGTTGCCTCAAAAACTGCCGTCATCGCTCACCCCATCCCGGTAGTCGATTTGATCGAAGCCGCTGTGGCGGCCTTGTTTCGATGCTGGAACCAGACTCAAAGGCTTGGCGCTCAACCACTTCGCCTCGAATCCACCCCAACCCCGTTTGCAGCATGTCAGCAGGGCTTCGTTCATCGATATGCCTGCCTTCTTCGCTTCGTCCATCACACCCTGAAAGGCGGTTTCCGTAGGAGCGAGGCGCTTTTCCTTCCTGAGCTTCAGCCAATCCCTTGCAACTTTCGAATCAACTCCGAGAGATTCAAGATGCGCTTGCGCATCAAAGCGCGGAGCGCGTGTGTTTTTAGGTTTGGTTTCTTCTCTACTCTTATCTTCTCTACTCTTATCTAGGCCGTTACCATCACGTTTCTGTAACGTTTCACTATCGTTAGCATCGCTAAGTCTTTGATTGGCACGGTGTTTTGCTACGCGATCTGCACTGGAATCACTTTTCTTCTGACGCTTGTCCCACTCGGTAATGACGATTTCGCCGATTTCGTTAAGCGTTACGAGTTCTCGCTGTAACAATTCCTGTAACGTTACCGTAGCGTTACGCCTAAGTGCCCAATTGATGCTCGTTTCCGCGACCGTGAGTCTGGTATTTCCGTTGGCGTCTGCCTTGGTTGCGACCATGAGTAGTTCCACCCATGTACGAAATTGGGCGTCATCCAGCGTCCCTACCTTCGGGTCATCAAGCATCTCGCCGTAAAGACGACACCAATCCATATCCTGTCCTTGGTCGTTCTCAAGCGCTATGCGACGGGAAGCGATACCCACGACGGCATAGCACCAGCGTGTCCTGCGATCCAGTCGAATCGCGCTCGGGCAGTGGCGACTGCAGGCAGTCATCCGCATCGATCATGTCGCCGCCGAAATCAACGCATCACTGGAGATTCCCAGCACCCAGCGCAACGCCTTAGCACGCTCGCCAGTCGGATCGACTTCGATCTCAGCTAAAATCTGCTTGCGGGTCTTCATGCGCGGTTTGTTGTCGCCCAGTACTTCCCGTTGCTTGCGAGCCCGTTCATGCGGTCCTACGCCAGCGCCAGCGGTAACCAGTTCGGCAACCTTCGCGCGTTGTTCAGCGGGCGCCAGTGCGGCGAGTTGCTTGGCGTGCGTGACGCCGATCTTTCCGCCCTCGACAGCCTTCTGGACGTCAGCGCAGCATTCGAGCAGTGCGAGGGTGTTGCGCACCGTAGCGGGCTTGCAGCCGAACACAACAGCGATTTCCTGCTCACCGCGACCGAGAGCCATCAGCCGGCGCATTTTCTCGGCGCGGCCCAACGGCGTATCCGCCTGACGGACTTCGTTCTCGCTGACGATCACGTCGAGCGCGTTACGACGGTCGCCCTTGTAGACATAAGCCGGAACATGGATCGGCGCAACACCGCGACCCTTGCGCCACTCGTTAGCCAGGCGCGCGGCCTTGACTCGTTGGCGGCCGACGACCACTTCGACAGTGCCAGTCTCGGGATTCTTCTGGATCAGGACCGGCTCAAGCACGCCCTGGTAATCGATGTTGCGCGCGAGGTCTTCGTCGACCGGCAGATGCACACGCGGGTCGTACAGGGGCGACGCCTCGTCGATGACCAGCATCAGCACTTCGGGATCGAAGTAGAGCAGGTTCGTCTTGCCGGATGCGCCGTAGGCGTCAATCGAATTCTTGGCCAATTCAGGCTCCTTGACTATTGGTCAACAGCAGGTAATGCCCTATGGCAGCCGCGCAATCAGTTCGCAGCCGCCCCACACAATCAAGCCACACAGGCAGGCCAGCGATGTGAAGAAAATGACGGCTCTCATGCGACCTCCGTCTCGCAGTGCGTACAGATGAAGTCGAGCGGGTTGATGCGGAAGTGCTCGACTTCGCGTTCCGTCAACCAGTCGCCTTCGATGCTGTGATCCCGCTGGGCGCCGAGGTATCGCGTATAGCGCTGGCGGGCCGTGTCGATTACAACCAGGGCGAGGCGCTTGGGGTTTGTCACGATGCTCATGCCGTTCTCCGTAGCGTTAGTACTACTATTTAGGGTTAGGGCGCCGGCCGGTCCGACCGGCGCTTGCTTCAGTGTTTCTGGTCCTGCTGTGACCG